TTTAAAAAATGCTTGATAGTTAGATTTTCCAGTTAATTGAATATAACCGCGACCACAAAATTTAGCACCCTCACCACTTGCCTCATCGCCATTACCCATTCTAGATGAATAAACTTTATTAGCAATCTTTTCAGGTTTGCGTTCGTATTGTTTAGCTAAAGCTTCATTTGGAAAATATTTTTTAAATATACCCATTAAACCTTTAGCACTATAGTTTAAGTTTTCTTTTACTAATCTAAAATTACCTGACTCATGTCCGCATTGAGCTAAAAAATGAGCTAAACGTAATGGAGTATTAATTTCAAACTTCTCTATAACTCCTGGAATTTGAGCTATAACTGTGTCAGGAACATGTCCTTTTAATTTGTCTAATTTCATAAATTTTTATTTTTATAATGTTACAACTCTACCTTGAATATCTGTATCAGGATATCTAATTTCAAATATTGAAGGATCAGCTGATGGGTATATAACTCCACTCTGAGTGGCTCCTAAAATATCATATCCAAAAGCAGAATATTCGCTTCCTGTAGGATCTTCTTTATTAATTATTGTTAAATTAGGAACTGATTGTACTCCATTTACTTGTAGTAAAAGAGATATAATTTCTGAGGTTACTATAGGTTGATCAATTTGCCATTGTTCTATATTAAAATAGGCTTTTAAAGATGTAAGACAATCTCTTAATACTGTTTGATTACTAAAACCACTTGTTATAGTAATATCAAAATTAATACCTATGTTAATATAAAATGCATCTTTAATATTAATAGCATCAGTAACCATTCTATACTCATTTAGATAAGTTACTAAATTTTCTTTTAATTTTGTAGTTGCTGCTGTTAATTTTTTATCTGAGTTGTAAGCTAAAATATACAAATCTAATGATAATGGGTTGGAAATTGGTTTTGAAGATAAAGAAGGTTGTGGGTTTGTATAAATATCTTGAGTAATATAAGCTTTAGATATACTACCATAATCTGCAGGTAAAGATAATGCTCTTACAATATAATCATTTTTAGTTACAGCACGTAATTGAGATGAATGAGCATATAAAGCATTATTTCTAATTTCTTCTATTTCATCTCCACTTCTACCACCTGATGATGGGTTAGAATTTGTTGAAAGAATACTGTTTAATACAATGGTAGTTGTAGCATCATTTATTCCTGATTTAGTATAGGATGTTGAAGAGTTTATTATAGTTAAATCATTAGCAGGTACATTAGAAGCAATACCTCCACCTACCAAATATCTAACTGTTAATGTTGTATTTGAAGGAGCTAAACCATATTCTTGAGTATAAAATATAGAAGATTGGTTATAATTATTTAATAAAGTTGATACACCTGGTACTAAACCTAGTCTAATATTATCTGGTGTTGGTATTATATTACTATCTGATTTATCAGACACACCTGCTCCAAATTCTAGTTGTAAAGTATTATCAGATAAAAGTCTTGAAACAAATCTACGCGGTACACGTTTTAACTTTAATAAATAAGGAACTTGATCTGTATCATAGGTTGGATTAGTTAATTTATCATAAACTGTAGATTGAGCTAAATAAGGAACTTCATACCATATATTACCATCACTATCAGTTACGTCTAAAATTTGCAAAATATTAGTATCATTGATAACTACATTTGAAAATTTTTGAGGATTAGTAAAGGTAAATGTTGTTGAATTTATTTCTGCTGATATAGCAGATATTGATTTTTTAACTAAAAAATAGTCAGCATTATAAAAAGTAACAGTAGCACTCCCAGTATCAGTAAAATCTACTTGTTGAGTCGTTAAAAATTTTGTTTGTGTTGTTGCCGAAGTTACAGTAGTGTTTGGTGGAATTATTAGGCCATAATTAGTATTAGGTATTATAGTTCCTCCATTAGGTATAGCAGGCATTAATTGAAAAATATCTAATGTAACTGATGAAGCATATGATGATTTAGGACGATATCCTAAAGTATATGAAGTAGCATATAAATTTTCTTTTTCCTTTGAATATAATAAAAAGTTTTCTTGTATTTGATTATCAAGATAAAAAGACATTACATCACCAACATATGAAGCCATTTCAATGAACATAGCTCCTGGGTTAGCATCAGAAAAATCATTATATGATGTTGGAAAATATGTTTTAGCATAATCTACTAGATTAGCTTTAAAGTCATTAAATCCTTTATTTAAATATGATATATTATTAGCCATTATTATTGAAATTGTACTGTTACTTGGTCTGGGGTATTAGAAATTATTAAACGATAGTTTATAGTTACACTTAAAGTATTTGAATCAGGATCAGGTGAAATTTCTACGTTTCCTAATACTATTTCAGGAATAAAAATATTAATAGCATCTATTATTTTAAATCTTAAAAGATCTAAATTAGGTGTTGTTATATTTTCAAACAAAGATCTTCTTAAATCAGCCCCAAATTCAGGATTCATTATGCGTTCACCTTTATCAGTCAATAACAAATTAATTAAATTTGATTTGATTTGATCTTTTGTGCTGTATGTTTTATTAAAAACACCAGCAGCATTGAAAGGCAATGATACCCCAATTACAATATTCTTTTGTAAATCTAACGGATTTACACGTATTGTTTGAGGTATTGGCATATTATCCTAAATTTTTAAGACCTGATCTTTCTTGTGGTGTCATATTGTTTGCTGAATCAACCAAAAATGCTAAGTATGGATTAACAGGTTCACCTGTTTCATCATTAACTTGATCACGTATAACCTCTAAAGGCACACTTGATTGATACTGTTGTGGTTGAGGAGCCATACCAAACATAGATCCCATCTTTTCAGCTAATTGGCTACGTACAGCCGCGTTAGGCTTAATATCGGTACTAGTAAAATTCATTGTTTGGTTTTCAGACAATGGTTTTCTGTTTTGACGAGCCATAGCTTCGTTTAAAATTTCAGGTAATTCTTCGTGAATAGCATCAATTACCGCTTCTTTAATTAATCTTTTAAATGCTTTAATGTTCATAATTATAAATATTTTATCCTTGTAAATTTTGTTGATCAATAACTAATTTTAATTGATTTACCAATTGTTGTGGATCTAATGTAAATGAATAATCACTTTTTAATTGTTCTACATTTTTAGTATCAACAGCAACAACATAATGGCGTTTATTACCTTTTACTACAAATTTAATATCAACTTCTTCTTTAATAACAAATGTAAACCCTTTATAAGTTCCAAATTGGTTAGGAGTAGGTTGATTAAGAGCGCCCGCTGGGTATATTTCATTTATTAGTTGTTGAACAGCGGGAGATGTAGAACGGCTTAATGGATCTTCACTAGCTAATCTAATTTGTGATAAATAATCACTTAACTCACTTGGTGTTAATAATTCTAAAGTTTTATCTTCTATTAGTTGATTTAAATCACGTAATTGTCTTTTTAAATCTTCTAATATATCAATTGATGTTTCTAATATTGAAGTTCCTATAGATAATGCTGTTGATATACCTCGTACAATATATAAAGCTTTAGCAGCTAATACTGCAAGTTTTTTAGCTATTGTACCTCCAGGTGCAAGTATATTTTCTAATATCCTTAAAACTATAGATAATATCAATAATACAACATTAATAGTTCTTGCAAGCTTTAATAAGTCTTGAACTTTTTTCTCTTGTCTATTAATTATATTTATACAAGCATTTCTAGCTACTCTAGCCTGGTTTATTGAATCTAATGTTGTAGCGGCTTCTATAATAATGTTAGTTGAATCAACTAATCTTTGTAAATTACCATTATCAGAAACTACTTGAATTAATTTTTCTGTAATTTGAGCTATAATAATATTAGATAAAACATTAAATAAAAGACGAGAAATTTGTTTTCTTTTTTCAGCTTTAGCTAATTTTTTTTCTAAATCTGTTCTTCTTTTTTTTTCTTCTTTTTCTAATTTTCTTTTAGTTTTTCTTTCTTTATATTTTATAAAATCTCCTAATACTATTTTTTCTAATTTCTTTTTTAATCCCGGGTATTTTTTAGGATCAGCAGGATCTCCATTTAATTCTTTATCTATTATTTTTTTTTCTTCTTCGTAATTTGCATTTTCTTTAATAAGAGCAAGTGCATATTCCTCTTCAGTTAATACTGGGGGAAATACTTCCACTGTATTAAGACTAGTAACTACAGAAGTAGGTTCAGAATCTGCTTTTAATTGCCTTTGATTTAAAGCATGATTTATTTCTAAATTAATAGATCTTTTAACTGTATCTTCAATTTCTTTTTTTATTAAATCAACAGCATTTAATAATGTAGTTTTAACATATTGTTTAGCACTATCTACAAGTTGATTACCAAAAGCCTTTGGATCTTTAACTGCATTAATAGTTACATTTACTTCTCGAGGAACAAACTGAGATAAATTTGATTTAATATCTGCCATTATACTGTGAAATTTTGTTGAGATGTTATGTCATCAAGTCTATCAAATAATGAATATAGATTATTAAATAAATCTTCACTAGCAGCTTCTACTTTGGATAATGGAGCTCCTTCTTGTGTATTTGAACATGCTGTCATTCTAGCTGCAAATATTGCTACCATTGATATCATATCATTTAAAAGAGTAACTGTTTTAGCACCTAATAATAAGGGTTCATCGGGTGTACTACCATCTGATTTAGAACCTAAGTATATTTTTTGTACGACATCTCCAAGTGTATTTTTTGTTTTTTTAGCATTCAAATATATGCCACCTTCACCATTTAAACTTATCATATTATCAGTACTAATTTCAATATCTTTTTTAGAAAAAAACATTAAATTTTCTTGGCTAGAATTTAATACAATTCTTCCAGCATTTAATATCTTTTGTGAACTTTTATCATATTCATTAACAGGAATGGGTGCTGTATTTGGGTTGTAGGTTAATACATTTATATTTAAAGGTACTCTTTGAGTTGTTGTTAAATAAATTGAAGCTGCATCTTTATTTATATCTTCTACATAAAACTCCTTTGATGGATCTAAAGCAATACCATTAGTTATAATAGTAATAGGATCACCATTATTACCTCTATCACTCCAATTATTTAAAAATGAAAATGTTTTAATTGTAGAACCAAAACGAATTGAATTTCCTTTTCTACCTAAAATAATATTATCTCCTTCAAAATTTAAAAGAGGTCGTAATGCTGATTTTTCAGTAAATGTTTTTCCTAGTGGAGTCTTTTTTAAAGGTGTTTGAGCATTTACCTGGGAATTACTCCATATATTAATTGTATTTAAATAATAATGTTGAGGCTCGCCTGGGATAGGAGATGGTAAATCAATAATATAAACAACTTCACCCAATAATGGAAAATAATTAAATTGAGGAAAAAAAGGCTTAGCAACACTACATCCATTTAAAAAACCATCATCAGTTGATGATCCTACTTCATTTTTAGATTCATCAAAATCTTTATAAAATATAGTTCCTAAAGCCTCAAAACCCCCATATTTATCAAATTGAAAAGATGTTGGAGTATTTCTTGTGTTTATGATTGCAAATACCCTCCCAGCTTGTATAGTAAAATCCCCACCAGATTGATTTGATGAAACATTACTCATTTCCGATGATATAGATCCTAAACCTGTTTTAATAACCATATGTCATTACTTATTAGTTTCGTATTGTAGTTGTTGTGGTTTTGGGGCTTGATCTAATAATTTTTTACCTTCTTCTTGAATGGCTTTTTGCTCTTCTAACAAAGCATTAATTTCATCCATATTAATTAAATCCATCCCCGCATTACCATTAACAGTTGAAGCACGTTGTGCAATAGCTGCCATTTTAATTAATTGTTCGTTATTTTTTACATTAACATCAATTAAATCTTTAACAGTAGGCATTAACATTACCGCGGAACCCGCGTTAGATGTTGCCATAGGTTTCATAACATCAATAAATTCACCGATTTGTTTATCGATATCTTTATTATTCTTATGTATCTTTTTAAATAAATCCGATAAAGACATACCATCGAATACAGATACGTCATCAAAATTAGCCATAAAATGCGTTTACGTATAAATATAAATAATTAAATCTTTATATACCCATGATCGTAATATTCATTATATAATCGAGTACGTAATGTATCTAACTTTTTAATAATTTTAGTTATCTGAGGGGTGGATACATCTGTCATC